GGGCACACCACATCAAGGGTGGGCTCACGGGCCGCATCACGCTGGAGAACGACTGGCGCGGCAACGACGACTCCGAGCGCGCCAAGGGCCGCAAGCCCTCCAACACAAATATTCACGCGTTCCAGGGCGAGCACCGTCGTCAGGGTGTCCTGGCAGTTCTTGATGAATCCTGCGGTATCCCGGAGACCATCTTCACCGCCGTGAACGCCATCACCACGGGCCGCTACGACATGGCTCTGGCCATCGGCAACCCCGATGACATCAACACGCCGTTCGGATACATCTGGAAAAACGACAACCCCACATGGCACAAGATGACCCTCAACTCCTATGACTCCCCCAACATCACGGGCGAGCCCTTCCCCGAGGAGGACTCTGGCGGTCTGGTGACCCGAGAGTGGATCGAGGCCATGAAGCTGGAGTGGGGCGAGGACTCACCCCGCTACAAGTCCAAGGTTCTGGGAGAGTTCTCCGAGAGCAGCACCAGCGCGCTGTTCACAGTTGGCACACTGACCAAGGGCCGCTTCACCGAACTCGCCATCAAGCAGGACTCCAAGCCACGACTCGGCGTGGACGTTGCCCGCATGGGCGAGGACTGCACCGTCATCTACAAGTTTCAGGATGGTGTGCTGAGGTTCCTCGATAAGTGGAGCAAGACGGACACGGTGGAAACCTCGGCCAAGATCGTCCAGTGGGCGTTCAAGGAAGGTGTGGATGAGGTACGGATTGACGGCGTGGGCCTTGGCGCTGGCATCCTCGATCAGGTGACAGCCAAGTCTGAGGGCCGCTTCGAGACCATTGGCATCATTGGTAACGCTGCCTCCAGTGACCTCGATAAGTGGATCAATGCGCGCGCGGAAATGTATGACGAGGTGCGCCGCCGTATGTTCCAAGGCGAAATTGATATTGACGGTGACGACTCCGCGCTGACCAAGGAATTGGAAACCCTTGAATACCATTTCAAGAACACGCGTAGCTCCCTGCAAATTGCATCGAAAGAGGAAATCCGGGCCAAGACCGGAAAGTCCCCTGACTTTGCCGACGCCGCAATGTACGCGGCAATGGAACTGCCATTTGATCCCAAAGACCCGGTAAACAAATTGCCGGTGGGGTCAACGTTCGAGACCTTGCCTGATGATTTCCTCCACGCATATGAGAGCGTCATAAGTCCATTTTGATTGCTAAAGCTGTGAGTGAAAACTACTAAAGCATGACTTGATAGAATTGAGGTCAGTGCTGGTTCTCAGCCACAGACTTTAGGAGTTTCATGTCCAGGAAACGCGCAATGCGCCAGAGGGTGTCACTCTCGGAGTCAGCTGGCACCCCGATGGCCGAGATGCTGGAGGTCAAGGCCGAGAACTCGGTACTGGCAAATCAGGTCCAGCACCTTGCCGAGTCTCTGGCTGACGTGCAGCTCGCGCTGGACAACATCGGCTGGAACCCTATGGGTGAAGACGCCGACATGCAGGAACTTCCCTTGGCCACCATCAAGGAAAAGACTCAGGTAACACGGGCTCTCGCGGTCATCAACCCCCTCATCAAGCGGGGCTTAGCGGTGCGCACGGCCTACATCTGGGGCAACGGGATCATCCTCGATGGACTGAAGGAGAAGCACCCCGAGTTCTTCAAGTCCGCCGTCAACCAGAAGTACCTGCTCAGCGACAAGGCATGGCAGGAGATGGAGCAGTGCCTTGGCACTGATGGCAACTTCTTCCTCATGGTCACCAAGCCCGGTGCCCTGTCAACGCACGGCGCGGTGGCCCGTGTGCCGATGCGTCAGATCACCGGAACGATTTCAAACCCCGAGAACTCGGAGGAAATCTGGTTCTACCGGCGCGAGTGGAAGACCACCGTAACCAAGGCTGACTCCGAGCTGGAGGTCACCAAGGACAACATCGCCTACTACCCTGCCATCGACTATGACGAGGCCAACGGCAAGCCACGGCGATTCAAGAACAAAGAGGTCATCTACACTTCCCGTATCGCGGTGGAGAACGCCAACAAGCAGACCGGGTGGAAGTGGGGCGTCCCTGACCTGCTGAGCGTCATCTTTTGGGCGAAGGCTCACAAAGAATTTTTGGAGTCCCAGGCAACCCTGGTCAAGGCCTACTCCCGGTTCGCGTGGAAGGTGGCCACCCCGACTGCCGCCAACGCCCGTGCTGCCGCCACCAAGGTGGGCACGGCCCCGACCATTGACCCGATGACCGGCCAGCCCCAGAGCGTGGGTGCCACGGCTGTCACAGGCATGGGCTCCACTATCTCCTCGGTTGGCCGCACAGGCGGCTCGGTGGACTTCGAGGCTGGTCTGCCGCTGGCGGGCTACGTCGCCGCTGGGCTGAACGTGCCCCTGAACGAACTGACCGCCGACGCCGGGAACGCCAACCGCTCCTCGGCTGAAACGCTGTCATCCTCCAACGAGAAGGTCATGCACGCGCGGCAGTCCGAGCACGTCATGTTCTTCGAGTCGATCTTCAACTACCTCGGCTTCGAGGTGAAGGTGTCCTTCCCGAGGATCGAGGAGGAGGCCGTCTACCGCCAGATTCAGTCCATCGTCTCCCTGCTGCCGCTCAACGTGTTCTCCGACAAGGAAATGCGCGCACTCATCGTCAAGGTGCTCGACCTCCAGACCCTCGACCCTGAGAAGGTTCCGACCGAGGAGGAACTGGGCAACCTGATCCTGGCAGCGACGATGGCAGCCGAGGCCGCTGAGAAGGCGGCTGAGAACGAGGCCAAGCTTGCCAAGGAGAAGCCCGTCGCTGGTGTGCCGGGGAAGTCCGGCCCCAAGGCTCTCCCGGCTGGCGGCAAGAAGCCCAAGCAGTCAGCATCAGCCACGCCGTCGTACGGGGACAACTCGTACCGCTCTGACGCCACCAAGTCCGCTCGCTAGTTAGGAACCCAAGAATATGAACCAGATGTTTTCAGCGATGCTGGCAGCGGCAGACGCCAAAAAGAAGTACGATCCTTTGCCTGTCCGGGATTACGTTGCCGGGGACAACGGCACTCGACGTGTGGTCATGCCGCTCGGGGACTCGATGATAAGCGCCGCAGTTCTTGCGCGCGACTTCAACCAGCGAACTCTGCTGCGTCTACCCCGCCGCGTCAAGAGGTTTAGGATCAGGGCAGCGAATCACAACCTGTTCACTGCCACCGTACTCACCAGCCCGGTCACCCTGAGCAACTTCTACATGGGCGAACCTGTTTATGACACCACCGTCATGCGCCGCTGGAACGGGTCATTTGTGTCGGCCCCGACACTGGTCCTGCCGGGAACATTCTCGGTCCCCACGGACGGCACGGACTGGGTAAGCAACTGGGCCACCATCCCCAACGCGCTCCAGGAGAAGGACATCCTGCTCTCCTACGGCGTCGTCACCGCTGCCACAGGTACAGGTGTGGGTATTTCCGGTACAGGTGACCTGATCCGTGGCGGGGTGGGTTCGAGTGGTAACGCTGGTGACCTCGTGCCAGTAGGTTTTTCTTATGGTGCCGGACAACTGTTCGGTGACATTCGTGTTGAATACGAGGTAGAAGCAGGCACCCGCGTTGGAGTCTTCTTCGGAGACAGCATCACCGCTGGAGCAGCAGACACCGCTGGCGCTATCCCGCCTGAAGGAGACGCCCGAGTCGGTATCCTCCCCTCGGAGCGGTGGCCAGACCTCGCAGGCCGTGCTGCTAACTTCTGCGCTATCAACCTCGGCGTCGGCTCGATCACTGCCGCAGGGTTCAACACAACCTCGGTAATGGCGATCACCCGTGCCGCTATTGGCACGAGTGCCACGATCCCCGACTTCGGGGTGATCCTCCTGGGCACCAACGACCTGCCTGTCGGCTTCACTTCGACCACTCAGCGGATAGCCGATTCTGTAGGTGTTATGAAAGCGCTAGGTGTCAAGGACGTGTATCTTGCCACGATCCTGCCAAAGGGGCTCGCGGCCTCTAGTGGCACACTCAGCTCCGCAACAATTGTCGGGGCGACCTCGATCACGTCAACCATCGACATTGTGGCGGGCGCTACCACAGTGGTAGGCATGGGGGCCGACTACGAGGTGGTCACTGTGACGGCTCATTCAGGGGCAGGCCCATACACTCTCACCGTCAACGCTATGACCAAAGCGCACGCAGCAGGATCACGGATCGTCAGTGGCGACGAAGCAGTTCGCATCCGGGTCAATGCATGGATCAGGCAGCAGCCGCTTGGCATCGCCGGTGTCCTTGACTTTGACCAGCTTATGGCTGACACGGTGGGTGGGCCGATGCCCCTCCGTAGCCTCATGTTCGCTGACCTCGTACACCCCCACCGTGCCGGGGCCGCACGAATGGGTCTGTTCGCAGCACAGCTTGGCAGAGTCTAAAAGCCCAACTGAAAGCAGGACGATGACATGCTGGCCGGTCAGGTTGGTCTGCGCCGCAATGCCACTGACTGGCTTGGCAAGCTGATCGAGTGGTTCACGGACTCGGACACGCACCACGTCGTAATCGCCATCAACGACACTCAGTGCGTGTCCGCTGACCGGCCACATGTCATCATCAAGGACATCCTGGAGTACCCACACCTCGACTGGTCTTCCTTTAGCTTTGAGGAGGGCCAGTCCGAGGCTGTGGTGTTCTCGGCCCTGAACATGGTGAATCGCCCCTACAACATGGCGGCTGTGGTCTGTATCGGGTTCAGCCGATTCACCCGTGTGCCAATCCCCCAGTACATTCGCAACTGGCTGAACAATCGCCCGAATGTGGATTGCAGCCAGCTCTGTGATATTGCACTCCAACATGGTGGCAAGGATTTGTTTCCCCATGATCCGGCGCTGGTGACGCCCGCTGACTTCAAGGCCTATTTCGTGCTCCACGGCTGGCTGTAGCTTACTGGTTAGATATGTATCTGAAATTCGATAAATAGCAAACTGATAGAATTGCTGTTAGACCGATTGGAGTTTCAATGCCCACCGAGCTTTTTGAAGCCAACAAGATTTCCGCCGATTCCCTGACAGGCGCAGTTTGGCGCGTGAAGGTAATCGAGGGTGACCGAAAAGGCTCCTCTGCCTATTACCCCAAAGAGGTGGTTGAGGCCGGGAAAGACCTGTTTGCCAAAGGCACCCGCGTTTACGGCGACCACCCCACTTCCGACGAAAAGTGGGCGCGCCCCGAGCGTTCCTACAAAGACATTGTTGGTGTCTTTGAATCGGATTCGGAATACGACGGCAAAGACCTTTATGCCAATGTCCGGTTCTTCACCAAGCACCAGCAGGACATCAAGGAAATGGCCGAGGCCGGTGTTATCGGAATGTCGATCCGCGCCGCAGGCGACGTAGAGGAAACCGCTGACGGCCCCGTGCTGAAAGCCTTCACCTCCGTCACCTCAGTAGATGTCGTCACCACAGCTGGTGCCGGTGGAGGGTTCGACAAATTGCTCGAATCCGCAAAAGTTTCTGCGTCCGAGAGTGGCGCAGAGTCCCTAGAAGAAAAGGAATCCATAATGGACCCGAAATTGGAAGCGGCTCTGGACGCTCTCGTTGAATCCGCAAAGGCCACCGCTACTGCGGTTGCCGCGCTCACCGAACGTGCAACCAAGGAAGATGCCGACAAGGCAGCTGCCCTGACCGAGGCTGCCCGCCTGGAAGCTGAGGCAAAGGCACCCAAGGCTCCAACCGCCGCTGAAATTGCTGGCGCACTGGTTGAGGCCGAGCTGCCCAAGGCTGCTCACGCCAAGGTCATCGCTGCTGTCGAATCCGGCACCGCACTGGCCGAGGCAATCACCGCCGAAAAGGATTACCTGAAAACGGTAATCGAAGAATCCGGCAAAGAGTTCAAGGGCAATGGCTCCGAAGAACTCCAGGAAGCTGCCGGTTCCAAAATCGGCGTAACCATGTTCGGTGAAATTTCCTAACTAGGCGGTGATCCCAGTCTCGTCCGTTGCAGACGGCCTTTCGAGGTAATGCAGCAGACGGAATGGGTGCCCCAAGAAGTGATTCATTAGGCGCTCATTCCGTCCATGACTTACTAACTCAGTGTTTATTTCTCTTTGCCGTACAATTTATAGTAACGGCATGATTGGCAAGGAAAGGCCAACAAAATGGCAACGAATGTAGTTTTCACGGATGCGGAGTTCCTCTCACTCCCCGTCCCCACAGGCACCGAGGCTGGCGCACCTGTTCGCGTTGGCCTCCTGAACGCTTTCACCATCACCGCTGAGGGCTCGGTCACCGAGACCATCACGCTCGGTGCAGGTACGAGCATCACGCAGCCCTCCGGCGCTCTGTCCGGCAACGAACCCGGCTTTGCCTCCTGCCGCCTTCACGGCGCAGCGATTCTCCCTGTCACGGGCGTAACCGCAGTGGGCACCCCGGTTTACATCAAGACTGCAGACAACACCCTGCAGGTCACCGCAGCCGCTGGCACCAAGCTCTACGGTGTCGCTCTGCGAGTCAAGTCCGCCCCGCTTGCCGGTGTGCTGGTCAAGGTTCTCAACGGCGGCATCGTCGCTGACGCAGCATAAGGAAGGCTGACATGACTATCCACAAAATCGAGGAAGCCTCCAAGCTGATGGGCGCTGCCCTTCAGGGTGACCGCATCGCTCAGGGCCGCGTCAAGGGCCTTGTCGATGGCTCCTCCACCCACATCTCCGAGTCCGTTTCCACCTCGGACCTCGCCGCTGCCTTCGCAATCGGCCTGAAGCAGAACCTCCAGGCTCAGTACGCCAAGCGCCACACCAGCTGGACCGACTTCGCCGTCAAGAAGGTGTTCAACGACTTCAAGCCCCAGTTCATCCGTGAGCTGCTGTTCGATGACAACACCAACCTCCTGACCAACGGCGGCAAGGCAACCATGCCGCAGTCCCTGCCCCGTGTGCCGGAGAACACCGAGTACCCGTCCTTCGGGTTCACGACCTCCGCGAACGGCATCCTGCTGGCCAAGAACGGTGCCCGGTTCGGGTTCACCTGGGAAGCCGTCATCAACGACGAGTGGGACTTCATCTCCAGCATCCCCGGCAAGCTCATCGAGTTCGCTGGCAACACGGAGGACACGGAAGCTTTCGGCATCCTTGCCTCGGCAACCGGCCCGAACTCCACCACGTTCTCTGTCGGCAACGGCAACACGAACGTCAACGACGCGGCACACCTGTTCAAGGCCGAGCACCCGCTCAGCCTGGACGCCCTGACCCTCGCCAAGCGTGCAATCCGCGCCCGCGTGGTCAACGGTCGCCGGGTGACGGTTCCCAAGTTCCGCCTGATCGTGCCGCTGGCACTGCAGGACCGCGCTGAGGCCATCCTCGGCACCACGGAACTGGTTGTTCGCAACTCCGGTAACACCACCGAGGTCAAGACCAACATCTCCAACTCCGATGTTGCACTGACCGCCACGGATTGGCTGGAGCAGATCGACGTATCCGCTACCGCCGCTTCCACTTGGTACTTGGTGCCGGACAAGGGCTACGACGGAACCCGTCAGTCCCTCGGTGTGTGCTTCCTCCAGAACAACGAGAAGCCTGACCTGCGCGTCTCCGGCAACACGGGCTCCTACCTCGGTGGCGGCGCTGTTCCGGGCATGGAAGGCTCCCTGCTCTCCGATGACATCGAGTACCGCGTGCGCCACGTAGTCTCCGGTGCCTTCCTCAACGGACAGGCCCTGCTGGCTTCCAAGGGTGACGGCGCAGCCGCTCCCGCCCAGTACATCGTCCCCTAATAGCTGAACCAAAGAAGCCCCGTCGAAGAAGAAATTCTCGGCGGGGCTTCTGCCATTTCCGGGCAAATTGGAAATGCTGTATTCTGGTTATGTGGTGCTACCTCCTGTGTAGTGTGTGGTGAAGGCCCCCGGCCCCTCGGTTGCTCCCCGAGGCTGAGCCGGGGGCTTTCTTTGTGTAAAAGGCGACTCCGGTAGAATTGTATTCAGACCCAAGGAGTAATATGCCTGACGTAACCCCACTGAATCCCGCTACCACTGTCGGGCAATTGCGCCTGCTTATTTCTGATTCGCAGCAGAGGTCCGATCCAATGGACCCGGACGCTGATCCCGAGTATTACTTCTCCGATTCTTTTCTGGGCGGATTCCTCACGATCAACGAGGACAATCTCTGGCTGGCAGCTGCTGATGCGCTCACCGCTCTGGCCGTCAACGAGTCCCTGGTCTCCAAGAAAATCCGCAAGGAAAACCTCCAGACCGATGGCCCCGCCGTCACCAACGCCCTCCGGCTCACCGCACAGGATTACCGTGCTCGGGGCAAGGCCGCTCAGGAAGCAGGAGACGCTGCTGATGGCACGTTCGCCATCGTGGACTTCGCTGACCCCGTGACCCCGTTCGATGAGTTCGAGTACCTGAACGGTGGCCCGCTGTGGCACTAGGCACGTCAGTCTTCCCGGCTGACTGGGCAGCCCACCACGCCCCTGTCATCAACTCTGCGATGACAGCCCGTGTGAAGATCGAGCGGGTGACCGTCGAGGGCAAGTGGAACTCCGGCACTGGCAACTACAGCGCGGGCACCACGGTGGTCCTGTACCTCGGGCGCGCGGACATTGACCGCATTGCCCGTCCCACGCGCCGGGAGTTCGTCTCGGACTCGGCTGACAACCAGATGACTCAGGTGATGATCCCGATTGACCCTGACCTGAACGAGGCTGACCCGGCCCCGTCCGGTCTGCGCTGGCAGTCCAATGACCTCGTGACGATCCTGGAGAACAAGGCCAACCCCATGATGGAGGGCGAGAAGCTGTTCCTGCGTGGCTGGATCGGTGCCTCCGAGGACTGGGCACACACCCTCCACTGCGGCTTCAACGCCAAGCAGGACGGTGCGTAATGGCTGGGGTCACGGGGCATAAGGCCCTGACCCAAGGGCTGTTCCAGCACCTCCTACAGGCCGAGAAGGGCATCAAGGCAGACGTGCAGGAGGCCGCTCTGGAGGCAGCCATCGCTGGCGAGGAAGCCGTGCGCTGGACCATCGACCACACCGAGTCTGCGCTCTCCCCCGGTAAGCCCAACCGTAACTGGACGTTCAGGATGAACCAGTCCGTGGACTCACGGGTGGACCGGAACGGTAACACCATCTCGATCAGGATTGGCTGGATCAAGGAGAAGGAAGGCTACTTCCTGATCCAAGAGCACGGCGGACAGGTCCACGGCACGCTCATCCCGGCTATGGACGCTCTACTTGCCGGTGAACACGCCGTGCTCGACACACTGAAAGGCTGGGGAATCAAACCGCTATGACCGTCAACCCATACACCTCCCAGCAGGAAATCCTCGCCCGCTTCCGCACCATCCCTTTCATCGAGGTGTTCGAGGGCAGTGTGCCGGATGGTGAAGCAATTCCGATGGTGGGCACCAAGATCAAGCCGCACCTCGTGGTGAATTTCGCGGGGCTCACCGAACCCTCCAAGAAGACCAACGGAATTACCGGCGCAGCCGACGATTCTTTCCTCCAGGGATTCTCCACGCACGCAATTGCCGGGGACGATGACGCTGCCCGCCAGCTGAATGGATTGGCTCTGGCAAAGGCTCTGGGATTCTCCCCCACGCATTGTGGCGAGGTCCGTCCGGCTTTCTTCGCAGGCGTCGGTCAGATTTCCTCTTTGGGCCAGCCGACAAGGCTTTCCGCCGTCCAGTCATACCGCTACCTGATAAACCCCTAGTCAAATAGCCCAATTCCCAATTCCGGTACAATTGGAGTAAAGGATTGGAGTTTATTCATGTCTGAAAGCGAATGGGTCACGGCAGTTCACGGGAAAACCAAACTCGTACAGTCGATCCCCCGTCACTACCTGATTGAATATCCGGATTTCCGGGAACTCAATGACGCTGAGATTGTCGAGCGCCAGCGAGGCAAGGAAAAGAAAATGTTCGGGGAACACATCACCCCGGCACACAAGCCCAAGGCTGTCGCCAAGCCTGATGAGGCTCCAAAGGAAGGTGGCAAATAATGGGCAAACTGATGTCCCCAAACACCCGCATCGACTGGATTGAGGCCTCGGCCTACGATCCCCTGCTCCCCTCAGCCGCGCTGTTCTCCGATGCCACGAACATCTCGTGTGCCATCGAAGCCGGTTACACGTTGAACCCCACCAAGTCCGACGTGAACACCAAGAAGTCCATCTGCGAGGATGCGAACGTTGAGACCCCCGTGCGCTACAACTACGAGGGTGCCCTGACGTTCTTCCGTGAAGGTGACCTGACGGACACGACTTCGGCGTTCGCCCTTGCGTTTGCGTTCTTCGGAACCACCCGCAAGACCGGCTACCTCGTCCGCCGCACGGGTTTCCGCTCCAGCGTTGCTGTGGCCATCGGGCACAAGGTGGACAGCTTCAAGTTCACCAGCGACTTCCCGCAGGACACGATTGACGATGACCTGATCGAATTTTCCACCAAGTTCCTGCCCCAGGGCCGCATGGAACTCGACAAAGCCGTAGTGGCATAAGGAGTCTGACATGTCCTACAAAATGGTCAACCCCAACACCCGCATTGACTGGTACCCGCTTGCCGGTATCACCAACGGTGCTGCTCCTACCGTTGCCCAGCTGAACGCCGGAACCCGCATCTCCGGTGCGGTCACCACGGGCTACTCCATCAAGTTCAACGACTCGGACACTGACCCGTCCAAGACCGTTGAGGATGAAGGCAACGTCGAGACCCCCACGCTGAAGAACTATGAGGGCAAAATCTCGCTGTTCAAGGACGAACTCGGCACGGGTACTCAGGACGTTCCGATCCCGGCAACCGTCTTCACCACGGCAGTGAACCTGTTCAAGGTTCCCTACGTCGAGGGCTGGCTTGTCACCCGCTATGGCCGCAAGGCAACAGTCGCTTACGCAGCGGGCCACAAGGTCTCGGTCTTCCGCTTCAAGAACGACTACCCGCGCACCGTCGAAGGCGATGCAGGTAACCCGATCATGGTTGAGGTGGACTTCCTGCCACAGGGCGAGGCTTACCCGAACGTGGCTGTTGTCGCGTAAGCACTGCTTACTGCGTAGTTTGATAGGATTGCCCCAATACCAAAACAGGTATTGGGGCTTTTCCTTTTCCACCACAGGAGCACAGCAAATGGGTATCTACATCGTGGTCACAGAGAGCCAGTACAGCCATGAGGCGACACTGGCCAAACTGAACTACTCGGGTGAGCGGTATGAGGTTATTGCCAAAGGCAAATATTCCGACATCGTTGACCTCGCCAAGACTCTGAACGCCAATGACCACGCCGCCACAATGAAGAAGGCTTTCGCATGAGCATCGACACAGCAGTAGAAATAATTGCCGAGGAACTGAAGTCTGAGAAGACGTTCGACGCACGCAAGGCAATCACCGGAGCCACCTACCCCACGGACAGCATCGACGTGTACTCCGACGCTGCTCTGGCCCATGAGTTGAACATTGCTGCCAACGAGGCAGCCAAGGCCCGCTTCCTGGCAGAGTCCATCGGCAATGCCTACGCCAAGGCGCAGGTAGACACTCAGCCCAAGAGCATTGAGGATGAGCCTGTGGTCATCGACTACAACGACGCTCCGGGCTGGACCAAGGCCGAGGATGAGGCCACTGAACTCGAAGCCAAGGTTGCCGAACTGGTCTCCAAGCTCCGTGCCAGTGTGCTGACGTTCCACCTCCGTGGACTCGCCCCGGCCCAGTGGCGGCTCATCGACAAGAAGCAGCGCAAGGCCATCAAGCCCCCGGCCCGGAAGAACTTCCCCAACACCCCTGACGGTGAGGAGGAATACGAGCTGGCCGTGCATGAGCGGAACATCGACCGCAACAACGCAGTCAACAACGACATGATTGCCTCCGCGATCACCAAGGTTGTCCGCAAGCACGACGAGGCCACAGACACCCACACATGGACGCAGGAGGAAGTTGCGGACATCAACGACTTCTACCTGGAGTCCGAGTACGACAAGATCAAGAACCTTGTCCAGCAACTGACCTTTGCCAACAACCTTTTCTCCATCGCGGTGGAGCAGGACGCAGATT